CCATGTTGTTGATAGTCATCAAGCTACCAGTACTCATTAACTGTTCTAGAGTAGCGTCAAAAAATTGTTTGTTAGCAGTCGTTTTAAAGATAGCAGGCAGAAACTCTGTAACATTTCTACTGCCTAAATGTTCTGCACTTTCGCCTGGTCTGGTAATTTTAGGTGCATTTACTGGTTTTGATGTACGTTCGTTCATGTAATGCTAACTCCTGGATTGGCTGCTAAACTGGTTGGATTTGCAATTGTAGTATTTGAAATTACAACATTATTAGTTTGTACTACAGGTAAAAACAATTCATCACTGTCACTGGATATTTCAAACAAATCTGTAGTTTGCAAATCGTTACTCACAGGTTGAATTGTAATTTGACTTATTTGTCCAATCATGTTATTGTGTATGTAAGCTGCTAGTTCAGTGAAGTAAAAATCTTCTCCAAAATCCCAATTATCAACACTAAAATATCGATTGATCAACACAATAACTCTACTTTGTATTTCTGTATCGCTCATGGTACTGTTAGCTGTTTTAGTAACTAAGAAACGAGCTTGTAATTCACTACTTGCTAAATCTCCAAACAGTATCTTGTATTTTACAGGTCTATACACCACTTGATCACTGATACTTTTTTTGCTTTCTAAACTTTCAAACAAGGTACCAAGTTCACTCACAGTTGGAGGATTTGGTTTTGTTTGACTTCTGCCATCGTACAATGCCCAAGTTCTATAAGCACTGTCATAACTGCGTAACAGTACGTAAGTGTCGATAATATTTGTAGTGCTAGGATCTATCACTTGATTGATATCTGCAATTCTGCGATATTTGGTTCTTAAACTATCTCTACCTGTAACAATTGTAGTACCTGCTGTATTATCTGGAACTACAAACTCATATCCATTTTCTGTAGTAGTTCCTAGTTTAATTGTAGAAGATCCTATTACATTTAAAAAAGCTTCTGGATTGTTGGGATATCCGTCGTTGTCAGGGTCAGCTAGTGTAACTCGTATTTTATGCGGATCTGTATAGCCGTCTGTGTATGTGTAATATCCGAATGTGTTAAACTTATAATTTTTACCCAATGGGATTCTGTCAGTTGTGCTCTTGGTATTAATGTCTAATACTTCTACACTATCTTTGTGCGGTTTAAGTGTTTCACTGCTGAAGGTTTCTATAAAGTTTAAATTATTAAATCTAACTTCTTGATCGCTTCCAAATACAAATCTGCTTTTTCTAGTCAGTATTTCCCAGTTACTACTGTTATAGTTTACTCTTACGATCCAGCTATTGTCTCTACCAGTACTGGTCTGATCACCTTCAAACTGTCTACTCCAGTTTGCAACACTGTTGTTTGTAATACTGTTACTTAAAAGATCAGCACTTTCGATAGTCATCCATTCTTGTGTAACAGCATTAAATCTTAGTGCAAAACTGTTTCGATTTGAAATTTTGTTTATAACATCTGCTTTAACTGTGCTTGTAAGATCATATGACCAACTTGGAATCATTCTGTTTATTCTAGCGCCACTAGGAATAACTGCATTGAGACTTACACTTCCTCTTCCGCTTTGATCAATGCCTGTGGGAGTACCTGTGCTATCATCTCTACCTAATCCATCTTTGTATAAGTTTGTGATTCTAACCCATTGGGTATCAGCATCTGCTGTAGTAACTGTAGCTTGTGCTCCGGTGCCGCCGCCTCCTGTGATACTAATAACAGTCGATGCATTATAATTTTGACCACTGTCGGTAATAGTGACACTCACTACTTCTCCGTTGAGAACATTTGCAACAGCCGTTGCACCTGTACCTGCTCCTAAAATAGTAACAGTTGGTGTTCCTGTGTAACCGCTACCTCCTTGTGTTACTGTAATAGTTTGGATGTACCCTAATTTATAAGGAGCTGTGATAAACTCTGCTAGTCCATTAACTTGTAGTTTGCTCAATTGATTGGTAGCCGGACTACCTAATCTTTGTACAAACGCATTATAAGTTATGTAACCTGTACAAGTATTTGCACTTTTGCTCACTTGATTCCATCTAAACACATTATCTTCTGTACCATTGGTATTAAAAACAATAATCCCAAGACTTGCTTCACTATAGCTATTTGCAGCAATATGAGATCCACTATAAGTGTGTCTGTTGTAGTAAAAGTTTTTAACTTCGGGATTGTTTAGTATTGGTTTAATATACTTTTGATAGATTTGTTCACTATTGTCGCTGCTAGGCAATGTAACCAAATTACGAGTAGTAACATTGTCTTCATACAAATAGCCATCATTTAGATAGTTTGTAGCGTCACTATATGTAGCTGTTGGGTCGTATATGTCACGGAATCTACTGTGTCCACTGTGTACTCTGTTAATACTCTTGATCTTGCGAATGTTTTCGCTCACTGTAATTGGATAGATACTGTAGTCATCTGCTGTTACCATGCGATCTTGTGTAGCAAAAAATCTACCTGCATTGGCTTTGATGCTGTCAATACTTTCTCTGGCACTAGCATTGGTTACATTTGACTTTAGACTCAATTGCAATCTAACAGTGTGTGTATTACCGTCGTTACCTATGTAATCAAATGAATAACTAGTACCGCCAAAATTGTCTGGATTTAAACTGTAGCTTTGATTTAAACCTACTCTGTACCATACTCTTATAATACCTTTGGGAATATTTCCAAAATCTCCGTCAGCAAACACAACACTGATCTGGTCATCTTCTCTGCTGGCTATTGTGTAAATATCCCTTACGTTATTTTGAGTTGCATTAAAGATAGCATTTAGTCCGAACAGTCTGTCAACTCTAGTCCAGGTTTTTTGCACTTGCCCAACTTCGTCAATGGTTTGTACCCATATATTTCCGTTTGCTACATTAGCCACATTAATATCAATTACCATATTGGGTAATCCTTCATTGATATTAAAATCTTGATACTCTAAACTACCTTGTTTGAATCCCAAAAAGAATCCTGTGTTGGAACTACCAAAACCGCTGTTATCATCTCTGTACACCATATCAATAACACCATAAGGGTCAGGTGTTTTTTCAGATAGAACACCGCTAGCACTGTCATAACCCAAGCTGTGCAAACTGAATCTAGTACTGGAACCGTTTACTCTACCACTAAAGTTTTGAGTTACAGTGTTGTTAACACTGTTGGTTCTATAAATCTGATTTACAATACCATTGCTGGTAAATTTACTGTATGGTGATCCAAATTGACTGGTGCTTTGAAAAATAGCGTTCATCACTGTTAAGAAGTTTTGATATGTGTCTGGATCAGTTGCATCTTCAAACTGTATAGTTTGATTGGCAAGACTGGTTCCATCAACGTCATATACCACTTCTGATGTGGTTACACTGTCAACTTTTAACAAACCACTGGCGACAATATTACGTGTGGGTGTGTATCCCAAAAACTCAGCTATACGCAAGGCGCTTTCTCTGCGTTCAGCTGTACTTAAATAATTCTCTCTGCTAGCCAGGTCTGCTCTAAATGCTAGATTGTGACCTAAAAATGCCATGAGTTCAACCAAACTTACAAATTCGCTTGAACTTATCCAGTCATTGAAGTTTTCTGGATAGTTGTTGTTGATATATTCAACCATGCTGTTTCGTATGGTTTCAAAATCATACGCCTGAAAGTTAGCTTCGCTAAAACTTTCATAAACAACACTAAAATCTTCAGCAGCAAATAAACTGCTTTGTCTTGCGCCTTGTGCCATTATGCTATCTCGCCTACATATGTTAGGAACAGTTCTTCTGCTGTCCCTGTGTCGTTATACCTCAATCTCACTTTAATTGTTAGTGTGTGATCATCGGGTTTTGTTAACAGTGTTTCTAATTCAATCCATCGTGGATCATTGTCTATAATACGTTTTACATCGTCTAGTGCTAGTGTTTCTGTTTCTCTGTCTAAAGGTTCAAACACCAAGTCGTGCAATATACTGCCAAACTCTGGGTTTTGCACTCTCTCGCCTCTGCGAGTGTAAAAGTTGTTCATAAGATCACGCTTTGCCAGTTCAACATCTACTAGAGTTTTACTGCTTATAACTGTGTCTACTGTACTATATCCATAATATGTTGCCATACTACTATTTATAGCAGAATTAACCACTCAGTTTATATTTTAATGGTAGTGCGGATAACATCATCAATTTCCAGCTTTTTAGTAATAGTAAGTGTTCTACCATCCACTGTATAGTCAAAATACAGAGGTATTTTGTTGCCATTTACTTGTACTTGTATCTTTTCTACAGGATATAAACTAGGTGACTTTTGCAGTGTAAATGTACTAGTTGTACCGTCATAGATAAAGTTTTGCTGTATCAATGTATCTGCATATTTTTTTACAATATCTCTTTTAACACCTTCAGGAGTAAATGGCAAAAAGTTTCCAGTTTCAGCATAGTACGCAAATCTTGCACGTTTTACCTGTGTGCTATCCAGTGCCAACAGTTCATTTTGTTGACGCATTCTATATATACCTTGGGTTCTCAACCAGCTTCTATCTTTGTATTCTCCATAATCAGCCAGTGCGATTATTTTAGCAGCTTGGTCTGTTTTGTCTCGATTGTTCAATGATCTAGCTATCATATTAGCTACTATATCCCAATCTTGATTTTTTACAGTTTGTTTTAGATCATATTCACCTTCTTCTGCAAGCACTGTGTTTGTATTTCCCATGATCCAATTGTAAAGAACCAGACCATCATACTGATTTTGAGTTATTTTGTAAACTTCTAAATTAACAAGATCTTGTCTTACTTTTCTGTCTTGTTTATCCCAAACAGTTATCCAATCATCGTATGCTTGTTGTTCAGTAATACCCGAATTATTGATTCTCTCTCCATAACCTGTGCCATTATAAGCATTGTACCTAGAAAAATTTAGTGCAACATCTCTAGCTGTATTACTGGTTCTCACATCTGTTATATCAATTTGTGTATCATATGTTGTTTGATCTAGTATATTGTAATCATCCCAAACAATTTGAAAATATACAGGTATTTGTGTTAACATTAGCTATTACTCCAAGGTTTACCTGTTCTAGGATTGATATTTGTATCTACATTTACTTGTGTAGGACCAACACTTGTGTTTGGATTTTGTACCGGATCAGGTTGAGTAGAACCAATGGCACTTCCGGTAGCAGCATTTGTTTTTTGATCAGAAATATTGTGATCTTTGCTGGTTGCGCCAAGTTTGCCTGGTGCTTGTGAAGCTACGATATTATCTTGTTCAGCATGTCCTCCCCATGGTTCGTGTTCCGGAACTCTGCTGCCCATACTTTGTTTAACAGTAAGGTTGTGTGTGTGATTTCGCAATTTTGGAAAATAAGCTCTTTCAGCCTTAGGACCATTCAAATCAATCAATTTTGCAGTTACTTTTAAATGCCCTTTTACTAGTATATTTCCATTGCGATCCGATGTCAAGTTCATGTCTTTTGCACTGAGTATGTTGACTTCTCCATCAACAGCTCGCATATGAATACCTGCAGATCCTCTAGAATTAATGTTAATATTTTCTGCATCTAAATTAAAATCTCCGCCAACGTGTAGATTCATATCATTTTCACAATGCATGCTGATTTTGTTTTCACTGTAAACATCAATATCACCATTTTTACTCATCTGTATCCAAGCTGACCCATCTTGATTGATAATATAAACAATGCCTGTTGTGTCGTGCATTAGAATTTGAGCACCTTGTCTTGTACGCATTCTCACAAGATCATTTTTTCCTGGTATTCTGTCTTTGTCAGGAACAAGAACATTTGCATCATTTCGAGTTCCGTCGTCCATGACAAAACTGTGACCTCCAGGTGTTTGCATACCGAACAAATTAATAGGACTTTCTCTTCTACCACCACTGCTGGTCAATCCTCTGATAACATCTAAACCAAGTCCTTGTTTTGCTAGTTGTTCTGATTGATTGTGTCTTGTTCTTACAATGCCGTCTGTGCTTTTAACATCTAAATCAACTGCTGGAGCAACTACACCTTCTCTGGTAATACCAGCACTCAATCCAGGTATTTGTGCATTCCTGCCAATATCACTCAGTACACCAAGTAAATAACCTTCTTGTTCCAGACCAGTAAAAGCAACCAATACTTCTGAACCAGGCGATGGAGGAGGTGCCATCATTCCATAATCGTCACTGTAATTAGGATCATGAAATGCTCCGCCAAAACTCATCAATCTACGTACTTTATGATATTTCTTTCTATCTTCTTCATTTTTGTCACTGATAATTTCTTGACCAATTATTTCAACATATATTTGATTTTGATAGGTATCGTCTTTAACACTCACAACTTTTCCTAAAAACACACCCATGAGTGTTTGCAGCGCACCGTGTTTACTTCTATCAAACCTGTCAGGTACACCTATGCTTTCAGTGTCTAACCCGGTATATTTTCCTCGCATGTTATACTAATCCTCTTGCTATGTCTCTTAACCAACTTGGAGCATTTCTTGCTCTGAATGTGCCGTTGTCTAGTTGTCCACCCCAATACTGAACACTTCCTGGCTGAGCATTGTCTATGTGGAATGTGTTATCGCCCATGTATCCGTTGCCAGCACCTAGACCAGTTGCACCTGCCAATCGACTTTGATTTATAAAGTTTTGTATGATAGGAACATCAGCTGCATTATTTAAACTCAATGGCGTACTTCTACCAGGTACAAACAACTGTACATCTGCTGCACGACCGTTGTCGTGTCTTGTACTTCCTGTTCTGTTTGGTCCACTGGACGGTTGTCCGCCGCTGGTGACCACAACATTAACACCAGCGTTAGCACCAGCTCGTTGTAATATGCTTTCAAGACTTGATGTAATTGGTTGATTTCTTGTGCCACTTTGACTTTGTGTAACTGTGCCTGTGCCTGTGCCATTTACAAAATTTATGTTACCAGGTCCTGTGCTAGATGGAGTGACATTTCCGTCGCCAGGACCATCTCCTTGTTCAGGACTGGTATAAACATCAGCCAGCTGTCTGAAATTATCTAAATTTATTTCTCCAGAGGTTAGTTCTTCTAATACCAATCCAACGTTGGTATTGGTGTCACGGAAAGCATCCAACATCATAATAAATTGTCCGTCAGCATATCTAGCCTGAACTTGTGTAACTCTATACAATCCTGTAATACCAAAATCTCTTTCAACTATATTCATTAGTCCAGTACTGTCGTCTGGATATGTTGGAAAATTAATATTCAAAAAGAAATTGTTTCCGCCTCTAGTATAAGGAGCTCCTCCGCTTTGTCCTTTGGGTTGTCCTAGCCAATAAGGATCGCCGCGTACTGTGATCATAATGTTTGCAAGATCAGCCAAACTGTTTAAATTTACTTCAACTGCACCTAACATCAATGAACCTGCATTTTTAGCTTTGTCTGGTCCTTGTACTGCTTTACTGTTTACAATGTTAGGCACAAAATCTAGAGGCATATCATACCCTTGTGCATGTGCTGCGGCAGCTCTAGCTCTAGAACTAACCTCATTTTGTGTGATGTATCTTTTGGCTAATCCTGGTAATCGAAGGTCGCCTGCTTGTTCAGCGTACTTTTCTGCATAATCTGTTTTTGCTTGTCCATTTGCTTCAGCTTGGAGTTTTATAGCTGACCTCTGTAATTCCAATTGTTGTTTTTCTGCTTCAAGTCGATCGACAAGTTGTTGACTAAATCCAGCGCCAGGGCCTTTAAACTCGTTTTCTTGATCAATTTTATTTTGTAGGTCTGTTATTTGTGCATCTAGTTCGCGTAACCTTTTGTCAAATTCACTCTTCCTAGCAAGTATATCTTGTAGTTCTTCGTCGAGTTGACTGAAACCAGGAATTATATCATCTGCACGACCACTAATACCATGATTGAGTGCTTGAAGTTGATAGTAGGTGTTGTTGAGTGTGAGATCAAATCCCAGTACTTCTGTATTAAGACCAGTATGAGTATAATCAAATTTCTTTCTCAACAATCCATTCTTTACAATATTAGACAATCTTTGTTTTTGTAAACGAGTGCCTGTATAGACCTCAGCATAACTAACAGGATCGTGTGCTATCTCAGGTGTAACATATTGTCCTACAGTATAAGTGATTAATTTTTGATAGTGCTTTTTAAGAGGATCATAAGGACCATACTTTACTTCAGTTTCGTATTTCATCCAACTGGTTAGTTTGGCTATACTGTCAGGTCTGAGTTTTGGATCATTGGGTTTGTCTTTTCCAAATCCACCTCCAAAAATAGGAAAGGATTGAAAGTTTGTGGTCTGATAAAGTGCAGTTGCTATTGCAGCTACAATACTTGTACCTTTTGCAAAACTAAATTGCAGCGTTCCTGAACCACTAACACTAATACCCTTTGTGCCATCTTCGTTGTCTATGCCTTCAATAGCCCCAAATTTCCACTGACCCCAATCTGAAATTTCTCCATCTAGTGCAAAAGTGTATACGTTAGGTAACAACTGCAAATCTGTTAATTCCATGCGATTTGTTTCTTGTTGGTTTATTTTTTCTTGGAATTCACTTAAAAATTCACCAAAAGTTTTGGCCTGAAATATTGTGTCTTGTAATAGGTGCAGGTTAACTCTAGTATATGCATCACTTTTAGTTTCTATAAAATTAGCAGTGTACATGCTAGCACCGTCTTGGTGTTGTAACTGTAGGTCTGTCAGAGTACAAGCATAAAAATAAGGACCAATTATGTTACTTACCGCAGTACCATCGTCTGTGTATCCTTTGAAATTGAGCTCAAGAAAATAAGTTGCTTTCAAATGACTTTCGATGCCCAGTTGTCTAGCTGCAAAAAGTATTCTATTAAACAGTGTCACACCGCCAGGTTCTGCCAGTCGTATATTAAATTCATTAGCCACACTGCTTCTGTCAGATTTTGAAAATGCAAGTATTAAGTTTTGTTCAACTTCTTCAATGTTTATTTCAGCTTCTACACCACTTTCTGCTAGTGTTTTTACTCGATTTGCACTAATAGTCTGAGCTGGTGGCTTATCTGCTTCTTGAGGATGCACCATGTGTATTTTCCAACTATAGGTGTAGTTGTCAAATCCATTGAGTATGTTATCTTCATAAAACTGACTTTTTCCTCTGGCACCTGCGATAGGCTCTCCACCCGGCACAGCACTATCTTCAGAAAGCGTTGGATTTATTATATCTGCCAAGTCTCCCACATCATCTGGCAGTACAATTGGTGTACTGTCAGGATCTATTACTCCGTTTGCCATGGCAATACCGCTAGCAATATGACTGTTAAAATAACTGCCGGCTTCTGAGCCACCTTCAAATTGGATCATTGAATTGATCATGCTCTGTGTTAGTGCAGGATTACTTGCAAGGTTGATTGATTGATTGGGATCAACGCCCATTCGACTAGCGACATAATCTATATATGAATTTGTAGGATTGTTGTCACTAGGTGGAGCCCATCTAGTAATCATTTGATTAACTGTGGTCAATCCTCTGTTTTGATAAGTGTAGAGATTTTTAGTCATTGCTCTCACACCCATAGCTGGTGTGTCGAATTTCACAAAACCACCTTCGCTACCCACACGGCCTTCCCATGCAATTCCTACATCTCTGATATTTCCAGGATTGTTATTTCTCACGCTTTTAGCGACCATTAGTTAACTCCTGCTGGACTAAACCTGTTTGGCACTTCTATTGTTTTTCCGCTGGTAAAATCCATAATGGGATCTTTGATTATATTTCTGTTGTAGTGTACAAACACCCACCACAGTCTTGCACTGCCATACAAATCGTATGCCAGCAAGTCTGGACGTCTATCGTACTTTGGTTGTATAATAAGTTTGCGTCTACTAGCATCTAAGTTATCACTGGTCACAGGAGGATTGTACAATTCCAAATATTTTTGATTGATTCCAGTTTGTGCATAGTTACTGGTTTGACTATAGTTAGGTATTGCCATTAGATAAATCCTTGTGTATATGCACTGCCTCTTACAAAGCTGCTAGTACTGTATACTTTTTTCTGTCTGTCAGGAGTGTTTTGTACCAGCAAGTCAATTGCAAATGTCATTATGGTTGGAACTTGTTGTCCACCATAATCCTTGAGATCTAC